AGGATTTCTAATGAAGCTCGATTGGGCACAATTAGCTACAAGGAGGCTATGGAGCAACTTGCTAAACAGAAGTTACCCCCAAGCCTAAGAGATGCATTACAGGAGCAAATCGACAAATATAATGAAGCTTATGATAAGGCTGATAAGACCAAAACAGCCATTAAATTGTTTGGTATTGAAGTTACCTTAACGGGTAATAAAGCCCAAAATGCAGCAATTGAGCAACAGAAGCATGCTGAAGCTATCAAGAATACAAAACAGGCTGCAGATGAGGCTCAAAAGTCCTTACAGAAATTGTATGCAGATAAATTGTGGGATACACAATTTGTCGAGATAGTAATGAAAAAGGGTTTTTCTGAATCTCAGGCTAATGATTTACTGAAGCTTTGGAAAGATTCAGTAGCTAAGGGTCTTAAGGCAGTAGACCAAGAAGCGTTGAAGTCATTAGTGGATACTTGGAAATCAGAAGAATCAATCAAAGCCATCACGGATGCTAGAACTGATTCTATACGTGAGCAAAACAAGGAGAGTAAGAAGAGACTTAAAATCACGCAGGCTGAGTTGGAGGTAGCCAAACGCTCTGCTGCTTTAATTGAAGCAAGTGGTTTAGGCAAGTATGCAGAAAGCAAAGGAATACCATCAAGTGTAATTGCAGGCTTGTTGGCTCAAGAATCCAAAGGTATTCGAGATGCCAAGAGTCATACTGGTGCAATAGGATATTTTCAAACAACAAGTGGCTATCGTAAACAGAATAACATGTCTGTTGCAGATAGTTATGATCTGGAAAAATCGGGGAAAATTGCAATTGATAATATTGCTAAGGTTTATGAAAAAACAGGTAACCTGGCTCAGGCAATACTTTCACATAATGCAGGTGAGGCAGGTGCAGAGCAGTTCATTAAAACAGGCAAGGTATCTGGCAGCAAGGCAAGAAATAAGGAGGTATCAGAATATGTAGGCAAGGTTTCCCGTTATTCCGACATCATTGCTGGTGGTGTTGGCAAAGGTGGCTTGTCCGAAGGTGATAGTGACAGGGCTTATGGAGAGCAAATCAAAGCGCGTTTAGAGTTGATCAAGCAGGGTTTAAACCTACAAGATCAATATGAAAGTGAGCAGGCGAAGCGAACTAAGGCGCGCAATGAAGAAATTAATCTAGCACTGCAGACAGGTCAGGCTAACCTAATCCCAAAGATCAAAGAGCGTTTTGATGCGGAAGATCAATTGGCTCAAAAACAATTTGATTTTGAGGTGAATGGCCATGAGTGGACTGAAAAACAAAAGCTTGAGCACACATATGAAACCAATTCATTACGTCTGGTTGCTGAGGGGAAATTAACAGACGAACAGCGCAAAATTGCGATTGATTCATTTAAGTTACAGATGAAGCAAGAAATTGCATTATCAGAATTGGCGAAAGAGCAGCGCTTGTTTCAAGCTGAGCAGTTCATGATGGCCGAAATGGAGCGTATAAAAAAACGATATGCTCTTGAGTATGATGAAATATCGAAAATCACTGATCTTGAAGAGCGCAGAAGGAGGATGAGTGCATTTCAGGCGGATTTTATTCGCAATGGTGTTGGAAGCCCTTTAACTGATAAATATGACACTTCTGGTCAATTTCTTAAGTCCATGAATTATGCCAAGCCCCAACAAACCAATATGCAAGTATTGGATGAAGATTACGCTCAAACTTATCAGAAGCTAAAAGACAATCTTAATGCTGTTTTAGAGTCAGAGAAAGCAAGCTATCAAGAGAGATTGGAAGCGGAGCGAGTATTCAAGGAAGCCAGACAGCAAATGGAGGATGAGTACCACCTAAAGGCGATTGATGCAAGAAAAGCAGATCACGACAGTCAATTGCAGTTATACAGTCAGATGCTTTCATCTGCTTCAAGCACATGGGGGAATTTGACTCAAATTGTTAAGGATGCTCGTGGTGAAAACTCACGCTCTTATAAAGCAATGTTTGTGGCTCAACAATCTTTTGCTATAGCTTCAGCAATTATCTCCGCTCACTTGGCTGCTGCACAAGTGATGGCTGATCCATCCGCATTAACATTGGCTCAAAAAACTACTTATGCCACGATGATAACTGGACTTGGTTATGCAAATGCCGGGATCATTGCTGGACAAACTATCGCAGGATTCTCTGACGGTGGCTATACAGGAAATGGGCTTAAACACACTCCAGCAGGCATTGTCCACAAAGGCGAAATTGTATGGTCCCAAGAAGACATTAAAAGATGGGGTGGTGTTGGTTTAGTTGAGAAAATGCGTAAGAGTTCAAGCCCTGAAGCTTTCCTCAATAACAATGCCTCTGCTGATAGTGTCATGCGCCGTGCAATGATGAGCTCTAATGCCTTTATAGAAAGCCAAAAGCAATCTGACATCTTTAATCAACCGGTTCAAGATACTCAGATTATTTATAAGGGTAATAGAGACGCACATAAGTTAGCTTCTTCGGTAAATTCTGATCTATTCCATGATGGCAAGGTCTATTTTTCTTCAAATGGCTTGGTTCAGGATCGCTCAAATCTGGATGATGTTCAGGACTTTACTTTAGGAAGTACTTCACGCCCTCAAGCTGAGATTATGCCTTCAATTGAGCCTGCTTCACCGACAATCAATTTCAAGATTGAAGTCGTGAATCAAGTCAGCGGTGCAACTGTTGAAGCTGAACAACTGGATGAGCAAACAGTCCGGATCATTGTTACAGATGAACTGGATAAGCAGCTTCCAAGAAAGGTACCGAAACTTGTAAGTGACCAAATCGCAAATCCAAACTCAACCATTAGTCGGTCTTTGACTGAGAATACGACAGCAAGACGGAATCGTTAATCAATAAAACCACCTTTCGGGGTGGTTTTTTATTACCTGAAGGAAAGTTATGTACAAGTTAAAGCTAAATCCTCAGACCAGCGGCTATGGCGTAACACCGGGTGATGATGTGAAACGTCAGCAGATGGATGGTGGGCGTGGTCGCTATTACATCGATGTAAAACGTAATAGTCATATTGTCGATGTGAACTGGAATTTAAGTAAATCCGATTTTAATAAAATGATGGCGTTCTGGCGGGTCTACCAGAATAAGCCAGCTTCATTTTATGCGGATCTGGTGATTGATCAGGGGGAACGTCAGCAATATCTATGCAATTTCATTCCAAACTCGTTCAAGACCAATGAAGTCAACGGCAACCTTTACCGGGTAAATGCACAGCTCGAAGTTGTTCAAAACCAGCCTAACCTGAATGCCGATATAGCATTAATTAAAGATTGGGAGGTCTAATGGATAACGAATATGCCGAATTCTTTTTCAATCGAAAAGTTGATATTTATCAACTGGAATGTATTGAACTCTCACACCCTTCTTTTATGAATACTTACCGGGTAGTCCGTAATGATGACCGAGGGGTGTATGTTCAGCACAATGAAGGTGAAGGGCAGGTGCTTTATGAATACCTGCCTATGACAATTCAAAGATCCGGAATGCTGGGCGATCTAGACCAGACTTTAACAGTCTCTATTTCAGGTCTTGGTGATATTTTGCCGGATGAGTTTGAACGGGTAATAGAAGGTCAATTTCCGGATGTAAAACCAACAGTTAATTATCGGCTTTATAGTTCAGATAATTTAAATACACCGATGCATTATCTGCTTGGCTTACAACTCGCCGGTGTTTCAATGAACCATAAAGCTGTGACGTTCAAAGCTGAATCTCCACGATTAAATACCGCTAAAACTGGAGATATCTTTGCACTAGACCGCTTTACTGGTCTCAAGGGGGCTATATGAAAAGTCATGATCATTTGCTTGATAGACAATATGACGAGGAAAACTACAACTGTGTTCATTTTGCTCATGAAGCTGCATTGGATCTATATGGAATAGACCGGGTGGAAGCACTTGAATTTTTTATGAAGCCTATTAAAGAAAAGGTATTTCTACCATCAAGGTTAAAACTTTTAAATCCACTGCCCATGCCCAAGGAAGGCTGCATAGTCGCCTTTCACTCGAGATACCGAAACAAGCCCCCACATGTGGGGCTTTTTCGTTTGGGCCGTGTTCTACATTTGATGGAAGGCGGAGTTACTTTTTTATCCGAAGAAGTGATCAAGGCAATGGGTTTTAGTCGGGTCAGTTACTATGATTAAGATTATTTATAAAAAAGATGCTTTGTCTGAAGAAAAGACGATTGAGCAGGCTCAAACCATCGGACAATGGCTTACTTCAAAATATGATTATATGCCTGAACATGTCCGTATTTTCCATACGACAAGTAATATGGATCATGCCGAAATTTCATTTGCGAATGAAGTCACGCCGAAAAATGCATATGAGTTAAAGCAGCTTGATTTCTTACCAGGTACTTTTATCGTAATTGAGAATCCTAAAGGTATTGAGCTTGGTGCAGCTGCATGGGCTGCTATTATCTCATTGGTTGTGGGGGTGGCAGTTGCATTATTAATGCCAGTACCTTCAATTACACAAACAAACCAAAATAACAACCAGTCTTCATCTGCAAATAACGAATTATCCAATCGTGAAAATAAAACTCGTGTAAATGGCCGGATTGCTGATAACTATGGAGCCGGGTGGAACACACCCGACCTAATCGCAGTGCCTTACAAAGTTTATGAAAATAACGTTGAAGTTGAACACGTTGTCGGTTGTATTGGTCGTGGTCACTATAAAATTAACGGTGCATATGACGGTGAAACCAATATTGTCGATATTGCCGGTGCATCGGTAGAAGTCTATCGACCAGGCGTTGATATTGTCTCGGGTGAGCCATATTTCTCGCTTGGTACCGAAATTACCACGCCGCCACTAACGGTTCAGCATCAAACTTCTGTTAATGGCCAAGTTCTCCGTCCAGCTGATACACAAAGCTTGGAAGGTACCAACTATCTTCTTTTTGCATATCCTAATGAGATCCTGCGGGCATCTGCAAACAATACGGATTTAACCACTAAGTTTGTAAGTAATGACCGGGTAGAAATCACCAATGCCTCATTCACGTTTAATGGCCAGACTTATGATTTAAACGGCACTTACAGCGTTTTATCGGTAGCTGATGATCGGATGGCTTTATCTAATCCAGCAGCAGTTAATCCAAATTGGTTAAAGCTAAGGGAATTATCAAATCAGCAAACTAGTGCTTTATCTCCAAAGCTTTCATCTATTGGAGAGAAGTGGATTGGTCCATTCATTTTGGACAATATTGAACGTAGTCGGGTGCTATGTAACTTTGTGGCCACCAATGGACTTTATACCGTTTCTGCAGGCGGAAATCAGGGCGCTGTTAATGTCACGATTGAAGTTGAAGTAACCCCGGTTAATGAATCTGGTGCAGCTATTGGTAATCCAATGCTGAAGCAGATCATTTTGAAAGGCTCGGCAAAGTCACGTCAGACCGTTGGTGCAACGCTGGATATGGTGACATTTCAGGGACGCTGTAGTGTCCGTGCACGCCGTTTAACTCCAACACCGGCGGTTACAACGGTAGTAGATGAAGTAAAGTGGCAGGCGCTTTACGGTGCTTATCCTTTGCAAAGCACAATGTATGAACATGAAACAGTTTTTCGTGCACGTACTTATGCAACCACTGGAGCTTTATCTGTTAAGTCACGCAAGATTAATTTTGATCTGCAGCGGATGTTGCCGACCTATAAAAATGGGGCTATGACGACAGAGCTATTTCCAACATCAAGCTTTGCTGATGCATTGGTTTCAATGGCACTGGATGACAAGATAGGCCGCCGTACGATCGACGAAATAGATCTGGAAAATATCTATCGGACTTATAACGATGTAGTTGATTATTTTGGTACACCACTTGCGGCTGAGTTCTGTACTACGATTGATGATACAAACCTATCTTTTGAAGAGCTGGTCACCAATCTTTGTGATGCCGTGTTTTGTACTGCATATCGTCAAAATAATAAGCTCAAGCTTTATTTTGAACGTCCAACTGACAACTCGGTAATGCTATTTAACTTCAGGAATATTATTCCTGATAGTTACAAGCATGATCTTACCTTTGGCGTGATGGATGACTACGATGGACTGATCTATGAATACACGGATCCGGCCGACGATAGCCGTATCAATATCTATTTGCCGGACAAAGGAGCAAAGAACCCGAAAGAAGTGAAGTCTGTTGGTGTACGGAACAAGTGGCAAGCTCATTTCAATGCGTACCGGCTCTGGAACAAGCTTCGGTTCCAGCGTAAATCCATTACCTTTGATGCAGCACCTGAATCAGAATTACTGGTTTTACGTGACCGGATCGCTGTAGCTGATTATCGCAATGGTATTCATCAAAGCGGGGAAGTGGTACAGCAAGAGGGTTTAATCCTCACCTTAAGCCATGATGTAGATTTCATTGCAGGCAAGAGCTATGTGATTTATTTGCAAATGGGGGATGGTACCGTGGACCTGATTCCCGTTACGCCGGGTTCAGCCAAAAATAAGGTGATTTTAGGGCGTTTACCGAACGGGGCCTTAAAGCTTAGTCCTGATGATTTTGTGAATACTATCTACACGGTGGTTAATGACGATACCAAAGGCTCATTGCCTTATCTGGTAGCGAAAAGAGAACCGGCTGACCAGTTCTCTAATACCATTACTGCAATTAATTACGATGAGCGCTATTACCTCAACGATAAAGACTTTATTGATGTACCGGTTGATGATTCACCGATCTACATTCGATATGACCAGCTTGATATTAATCTCGCACGTTTATATCAAATGCAAAGAGGTGATTTACCAACGACTGGAGAAATTAGCTTTGTAGTTGAAGCTGGTGCGCTGGTTTCAAGCTCAAGTTCTTATCGACCGGAAACCAGATTTGTCTATAAATTCGACTATAAGTCTAGTCCTGCAAAACGAGAGTATATCGTTCCAGCTGCCTCAGAATTACCGGCGATAGATACAGGGGAGTTCCCGCCTGATCTGGTGGTGAATCTAACCATTAAAGGCGCTGTTGTTGGACGTGGTGGAGATGGCGGGTTGCCACATCTAGCTTACGGAGATTGGGAAAAAGATTCAGACTTCAATTTTACCAAAACCCGGCGTGATGGTTTTCAGGGAGCACCAGGTTTATTGAACCGGCACAGCAAACTAAACCTGATTATCGATGGAGGGACGTTAGCTCGAGGCGGCTCAGGTGGTGGAGCAACACCAAGTGGTATTTACACTGGATCATCTTATGGGGTTCAGGGAATTCCTGGTGGTGCTGGAGCACCATTTGGTCGGGTCATGACTGGACAGCCGATTTCAAATGACTCACAAGATTATCGCCTCTATCTGGAGAGTTATTTATTGGTTATGAAAATCACTGATGCTGAAGCTTCGGTACCCGGTAAAGGTTACCGAACCCAAAATGACCGTTATGGGTCTCCATTATCAGGCGATGGCGGAAACTGGGGCGAACGTGGCACCAAGTCTACCAATGATGGAACATGGAACTGGCAATACCATGGCACAACTGAAGGTCAGCCGGGGCCGGGTGGACCTGCAATTGTTGGGGTGGCACCGCTTACAACTCAATTGATTAATGGGGGGAAAATCTTACAAACCCTTTAAACCTTATAAGAACTTTGAGCACCCAATTCGGGTGCTTTTTTATTGTCTAAAAATATCTGGAGAGATTTATGGAACCAGTTTCCACAAGCGGTTTAACAGCAATTTTAAAATTTTATGGTGCAGCAATAATGGTGACTTTAGCAGTCGGTTTGGTTGCAGCAGTGGTATTAATGACACGTATGCCGCGCTCACCACAAGAGTGGGCAGTGGGCTTGATCTGTACTGTTGTATCAAGTCTTGCTGGCGGCTCATTCATTATTGTGAAGTGGGGGCTTCATGAATGGGTTACTGATGTATGGGGGATGATTGCACTTGGTGGATTCTTCTTTATTTGTGGGATTCCGGGCTGGGCCTTGGTCCGATGGATCTTTAATTTTATTGATAAACAGGAAGGTAAGACAATTGTTGAAGTAATTAAAGAAGTTAAGAAAGCTAGAAAAGACATCGAAAACAGTTAATGCCGCCTTAGGGCGGTTTTTTTACATCTGAAGGAAACTGAAATGAACATTGAACAATATCTTGATGAATTAATTAAGCGTGAAGGCGGGTATGTAAATAACCCAGCTGATCGGGGCGGTGCAACTAAGTATGGAATTACTGAAGCAGTTGCTCGAGCAAATGGATTCAAAGGTAATATGCGAGATTTACCTCTGGATGTGGCCAAAGCAATTTATCGCAAAAACTATTGGACTGCTCCACGTTTTGATCAGGTTAATGCAATTTCCTCTGCTGTAGCTGAAGAGCTTCTAGACACTGGTGTGAACTGCGGTACCGGATTTGCAAAACCACTTTTACAACGTGCATTAAATTTGCTGAATAATCAAGGTAAAGCTGGGTATGCAGATTTAAAAGTTGATGGCGTTTATGGTTCAAATACTTTGGGTGCTCTAAAAACCTATTTGGCCAAGCGTGGGAAAGAAGGCGAGAAGGTTTTAGTCCGAGTGCTGAATATTATGCAAGGGCAGCGTTACATCGAAATCTGTGAACGTAATCCTAGTCAGGAACAATTTTTCTATGGATGGATTTCTAACCGGGTTTCAACATGAAATTTCTAATTTCGCTGTGTCGTCCTTCATAAAAAATGTACCGCTCAAATGATTGGTAACCATGTAAAATTAGATAGCTTAGTAAAGCTCTTCAGGAGGGCTTTACTCTATCAAATTGTACTAAGACTGCAATTTACTTTTAAGTTGTAAATAAATGTTTAAAAACGCTAATATGACTATTTAGTCATTTATTTTTTATAGCTCAAACAAATAACGATTAAATTATTTAATAAAACGTACTTTAATTTTAAATGAATAAATAAATATCAATATGTTATATTGAAAAAAAGAGGAGGGATTTATTTCTAATTTTTTATTAAAATTTTAAAACTAATAAAATTATTTCATTGAGAATTATATAAATAAAACATAATTTTAATACTATTTAAGAAGATACAAAATTTATTTTAAAAATACTTATTAAAATCAACAATATAAATTTATTGTTTTCTTATTGCAATTAATTAGTTAAGTTATGTGAAAATAGTATTGTCATAGTAATTTTGAATCAAAAAATGATGATTTAATTCAATCTAGTTCTGTATTATGCACTCCATAGTGTAAAAAAATAACGCTTTGAGATTAACAGTCAATAAAGCTAGTGATTGTGATGAGTAAGGCTGATTTTTACATCTATTAAGCTAATTTTAAAAATGTAAAAAGGTTTTTAACC